TGCTGCATGGTGGCGTTCTGCGCAAACGGGACGGCCTGCACCTGCGGCAGGTTCTTGATGTCGAAGTTATAGCCAGCCTCTGCGGACTGCGTCAGCAGCCGACGCAACTCGCGGTTGGATATTCTGATCCGCTTCTTTAGCTGCTTTTTGATCTCTCTCTGGCTCATGCCAAGCTGCTGCGCACGCCACACCTCGTAGGCCGCTGTACTGGTGAGCTGCCCGGCCTCGGTAATACGCTCTGCAATGTCCCGGATCAGATACTCGGTAATTGGATCTGCAACCTTTCCGGCAGCGTCACGAAGCGCTTCGATCTGTTCAGGGGTGAGCATATCAAAGCTGCCTTAGCACAGCAAATGCATACGCATAACCACCGCATGGCAGTCCGGGTGCTTCAGCAGGAGCAGGATAATCTCCACGGAAATAAAGCTGGACTTTGTGCCGCCGCGGCCGCCCTTCTCCACCAGTTCGTTGATGGCGCCGTTTTTGATGGCCCTGTGCGGACCAGAGAACGCAGGGGACACAATATCCGACAGCTTATACGTCGTCAACGATCTGCACCCCCGCATCTTCCGCGCCTGCATCCTCACCGATCAAGTCAATCAGCACCTTCGCCGCCTTGGCATCGCCCTGTGTGGCTGCCTCTGCCAGGCCGATAATCATGGCCATCTGGTTATCGATGTCCTCCGGATCAACATAGCGCCGCGATATTTTATTCCACCTACGACGATCAGAAACCGGCAAAGACAGGTACAAATCCGCCGCCTCTTTCAGGCAGCGTTTGCGGCGACGCGCCACGCCGGATGCCCTTCCGCCTGCTGCACCATACTCTCTCGCTTCTTCCTTGCTTCGCTCACTGAATGGAATAAGGTTTTCTTCACCTGGCATGTCACCACCTCTCTTGCTGTTAAAATCATCATCGCCCCGGCTCCCGCCCCTGCCTGCTTACGCTCTGCGATGTTCAATACCCGCCCGAAGGCAACCAAAAATAATCATAGGAAAAGGCGGCCGCCTATGTTGGACGGTCGCCTTGCCAGTCGCCCCGAAGGGAGCCGCAGGACTTTAGCGGCTTATCAAAGGAGGAATCTCTATGAATCCACGGTATCATTGTATCATGCGGATTTTGAAAAATCGTCTCCTTTTTTTATCATCTTTTCATGTCTCAATATTTCCATACAGCGCAATAGTAAAATGCCTGACTGCGTTGTCTTTCCGCCGGTACACCTGTGCCTTTTCAACGTGCATATCCTCGCATAGCCTATCCACGTTCCCCTTCTGCCGGTGTATGTAGAATCGATCCAGCACCAGGCGTTCCTCATCATCCAGCACTGCCAGCGCCGCATCAACCATCCGTACCCACCGTACGGCGTCACGGCGTGCCCTGCGCAGCTCCTCACGGTTGGCAATGTTGTTTATCATGGCATCCTCCCGTGTGCTGCTACCGCCAGACACGGGCGTGCTATCTGATGTGGCACTGCGTATTCCGGTCATAGCATCATCCAGACGCCGCAACTCTTCTTCCATGGTAGACAGGCTGGTGCGCTTAGCTTCGTAGCACCGCAGCTTATCCACCGCTTCTCGTTTCCAATCCATCATTTCTCCCTCCGCTTATCGCATTTATCGACTTTGCATTTTCGAGATTGCCCGGTGTCGTAGCAATAATGGCAGACGTACAGATATCCCGAATTTCCCAGCCTGCACCAGTATCGGCATCCTTCGCAGCGGTTTTTGCGTTGCTTCACGGCAGTACCACCTCCGGCGGCTCCGGCAGCGGCATCCAGTGGGTGAACTCGAACTCCTTAAAATAGGAAGTTGGAACATACGCTTTTCGCTCTGGGTTAAACCATATTAAGTCACGATGTGATACATACTGGCTTCCTGTTTTTGCATTCGCCACAAGAATGTTCGTTCCCGGCTCCGGCAGCCTATCGGCGACGCCGATCCACCGCCCTGTCCGCTCGGCTCGGCGGTTCCAAGCTTCGATTGCCAGCTCTCTCGTTTTATATTTGTCGCTGCCCGCAAGGCATTCATTGCATTCCACCTCATATCGCGTATTGGGCAGCGGGGAATAATTCTCACTGTCCCAGTCCGAGCAGCATACTGTCGCTTCTCCCCCGCAGAAAGGACAGAGCTTTAGCTTCTCACTCATGGGCGGCCTCCTGTTTCAGCTCCTTCTTTGCCTTAGTCAGCAGCCAGTTCCGTATGCACCGGTCGCACGTGATTTCGTCGACAAATCCCATGTGCCGACACTTGTCTGTGCAGTCATACCGGCAAATGCCGGCAGCCACCATAATTTTGGCCGCGATCTTTACCGCTCTGGCTTCTACCGTATCATTCATGTGGATCTCCTTTCTCAAATTCGCAAACGCTTGCGATTTTCATATACTTTCGATCCGGATGTAAATGCCCGGACGCTCCGCCCAGAACTTTTCGCATATTTCACTGGCTACCTGCGCATCGTCTTTCCAAAAATGCAGATCGGTCATAACGTCCTTGAGCATCTTCTCAAGATTGTCTGTGTCCGGCTTTGTGATCCGGTATTCTCCGTCCCGGTGGTCTCCCTGCGGAAAGCACCACTTTACCACCAACCGGACAGCGCCGGTCATCGGCTCCGCTGGACGATACGGTGCGAGGTGAGCGTGCAGCTTCGCCCTGGCGTCTTTCAGCTCGGCGCTGTCATGCAGAACAGCGTGCGGCTTTCCGTCTTTCATGTATGCGCAAAGTTCCTTTGCCTGATGGGTAACGGTCGGCGGAACAATTGGCAGAAAAAATTCAATCATCGTTTTGCTCATAATCGATTCCTCTCCATGTCCCCGAATCCTGGTCGTAGACGATTGCACCGGACTGCTTGATATTGTTCCATATGTAATTCCAGACGATAGGGCTTCTAAGCATCCAGCGCATAACCTCGCTGCTCATGATGTTAAAATCCTGTCCAGGGATAGAATGCCGTTTAGGTGGCATGAACCGTACTACATCCAAAATCTTGATTCGTTTGTATTTCGCCATCTTCAAAATCTCCTTCAAGTTTTGGCACAGTGTGTGGGGAGGATGCCTTGCGGGAATGGGGGCGACTCAGCCCCCCATTCCGTAAGGACACCCACACAAACGCGCCCAAAAAAAGTTATTATTATATAATAAGGCTATTTTGCACGCCGGATTATAGGGTCGATAGGCCTATTTTGCAGGATTCTGCAAAAATACAAAATGTAAATATAGGCCTATTTTGCAGAAATATTTCGTTTTAAGAAACAAACGGTTTATTATTTTAGGCCCACTTTTTCTCCATCAACCCAGTATCTGCCGTCCTGCCGCAGCCGTCTTTTTACGGTTTCGGATTTTAATTGCATATACTCCGCCATTGCATACACTGTTACTTCGCCGCCATCCTTGCAGCAATTAAACGCCGTTTCAAGTTTTTCGGTTGCTTCCTTTTCGCGGTCTTTTTTGCTACTTTTGTCCCATCTTTTCTGCGCACCTTTTCGACCTGTTTGCCTCGGGTCCAGCACGTCCGGTTCGATGTCATCCAGCAACACATCCTCCACGCGGTGGATCGGGTAATCAAACCACAAATTGACAGGATCGAAGCGTGGAAACTCGCGGAGTGTTCCCTCGATGCGCCACGCTGTCATATTGGCTGCGTGCTGTTTCTCGGCCGCGATACGCTCATCCAGCGCCTGCACATCTTTTGGAGCCAGTAGATCCTTGCAGTGATTTCCCATCTGAAAAGCGCTGCACAGGTCATCCTGACTATAAGAATCTGTGTGGCCATGACCGTCCAGTGCTGCTTTGCAGGCTGCGCAGGTGAGACGATCTTGTAGCGCCTTGACAACCGCCTCCGTAGTCTCCAGCTCCGTCATGTCCAGCATGGCATCCGGGTCGCGTGCAAATACACCGGAACCTGACGCCCTGTCCATGCTGCGTTTTCCGCCCTGTGCGCCCTTGCTGTGATGGTGGCAATAGATCACGGCGCAACCAAGTTCTCGGCACACGAGGTCAAATTGGTTGCAGAACTTGGCCATCTGATCGGCGCTATTCTCGTCGCCGGTTATGACCTTATAAATGGGGTCAATGATGACGGCGATGTATCCTTTTTTTGATGCTCTGCGGATCAGCTTGGGCGCCAGCTTGTCCATTGGGCAGGAGGCTCCACGAAGGTTCCATATGTCGATGTTGTGCAGATGTGCAGGCTGAACATTCAGCGCCTGGTACACATCACGGAAACGGTGCAGGTAGCTGGCGCGGTCGAGCTCCAAGTTGATGTATAAGATTTTCCCCTGCGCACAGTCGAACCGCCCGAGCCATTGGTGTCCTTCGGCGATGCTGATGCACAATTCGATTAGAGCAAAGCTTTTGCCGGCCTTGCTGGGGCCCGCCAGCAGCATCTTGTGTCCTTGACGAAGTACACCGTCGATCAAAGGAGCTGACAACTCCGGAAGGTCATCCCACACACTGCCAAGATCTTCGGTATCAGGCAAGTCGTCCGTGACGGATTCGACGAAATCACGCCACTCTTCCCAGTTGCTGCGCCCGATGTTGGTTTCCAAAAGTGCCTGCTTCTGCCCATTGCGCATGACGCCAGGCATACGGGATAGTCTGCTGGGGTTGCGGCACGCCTGGTCCAGGACGAGCCCGTTTTTCTGGCAGACCGAGTATAAGTAGGCGACACGCTTCCTGTACTCTGCATAATCCGGTGCGTCAACACGAACGATGGCATGCAGGCTTTTCTTCCCGCTGTACACCAGCGCCGCGCAGGGGAGCTCCAGTTTATGGATGATATCATTCTGCTCCTCAATTTCCAGCGCGTCAGATTCAATCAGCGCATAGCGGAATTCGGTCACATTATCGTTCTTGCAGCCTTTGCCATCCAGTGGATTGAATCGGATCCACGCGCCGGCCTCCGGGTCGCTGTCTCCTATCACTTTTCCGATGTCTCCGCCACAAGCTGCCAGTTCCTCAATCAGAGCGCCGGCCGTACGGTCGAAGCAGCCGCCGTTCTTGGGTATATATCGATCTTCCTTCTTCCAACTCTGCGTCACATACCCAACAATCTCCGTAGGTTCAAATAATGCGGTCAGATAGTCGGAAAGCTGCTTGCAGGGGTTCCAGTCTGTCGGTAGCTCAATGGGCTTTCCCTCGATGTAATGGCGATCTACGACAACCCGGTCATATGTTCCGATCTCGTCGCCCCACCCGAGCTCGTGTCCATCCGATCCACGCCAACCATTGTCGAGCGCGAGCTTAAAGATAGAGTTTTCCGTGATCGGCGTTTCAGACCCGTGGAACCCCTCCCACTTCCGGCGGCACTCTCCCGTCTTATATCTGGACGGATCCCGGGATGACCAATCTTCCCAGTCGGAGCATGACATCCCGGCCTCCTTCATGCCCATGCCGACGGCCAGCCAGTCTCCGTATGATAATGCCGCCGCCGACAGGCATTCAAGCGCGTCTTTCAGATCGTTGATATTTTCCATGCGGTGCTCCTTTAAGGCTTATATTCGGATGGAACTATTCCGTTCGGGATATGCCATCCACTGGCAGATATACGGGTGATCATTTTAGTTGCCGCTTCAAACGGCCACGTGCCGACATGTTGAAACCCTCGGCCCTCAAGAAATCGGATTTGTTTTGGTGTAGTAAGCCCCTCCTGACGGCGCTTGTCCAGTCGATCAAGCAGCATTTTGGCCTTTCCGGCGTTGTCTACGGAATCCGGCAGAATTCCGAGCTTTTCGAGCGTCTCCTGCTGTTTCGGCGTGGCCGGTTCACACTCCCAGCCAAATGACGGGACATAACCGGTCAGGTCCTCCGCCTGAATGCTCATTTCGTACTGCAGCGGATCAACCAGCTTTGCCTTGCGTTTACGCATTTCGGAGAGCTGTTTGGCGAGCGCTTCCTCTCTCTGCAAAACCACATCCTCACTGGCGGATTGAACGGCCTGTTCAATGTCCTCAGGGCATCCGGCCGCAGCGAGATTATCTGTCATTTTCTGGGATACGGCATGATCTTCACAGATTAGATCTGCCGGCCGGCACAGCTCGTGACGCTCCGTCAGCCACAGAAAGTCCAAAATCAAGAGATCCTTTTTGCCCGTTTCCGGGCACAGCCGTGTCCCGCGTCCAACCATCTGACTATATAGGGCCCGTACCTTTGTGGGGCGCAATACAACGATACAATCAACGCTGGGGCAGTCCCATCCCTCCGTGAGAAGCATGGAATTACACAGGACATTGTATTTACCGGCGTCGAAGTCCCGTAGAATCTCGCGGCGATCGTCGCTCTCTCCGTTTACCTCGGCGGCGCGGAATCCATGTGCATTGAGAATATCGCGGAACTTTTGGCTTGTCTTGATGAGCGGAAGAAATACAACTGTTTTGCGGCCGGCACATACCTTTTCCATTTGCTCGGCGATCTGGTCCAGGTACGGGTCAAGCGCTGTTCCGATACCCTGCACCGCAAAATCTCCGCCCGACATAGCGACCTGCGATATATCCAGTTTTAAGGGAATTGTCTGCGCCATGATTTTACAAAGGAATCCGTCTTTGATTGCCTGCGTCAGCTTGTACTCATAGGCAAGACTGTCGAATACTTCTCCCAGATTGCGCATATCTCCGCGGTCAGGCGTCGCTGTTACGCCGAGAACGTTTGCATCAGGGAAGTGGTCGATTACACGCCGGTATCCATCTGTGATGGCGTGGTGCGCCTCGTCAATGATAATGCTGCCAAAGTAATCAGGTGCGAATTGATTAAGCCTTTTATCGCGTTGCAGGCTCTGCACACTTCCGACAGTAATGCGATACCAGCTGTCAAGGCAACTCTGATCCGCTTTCTCAACGGCCGAGCAAAGCCCAGTTGTCTTGCGGATTTTATCAGATGCCTGCTCGAGAAGCTCCCCCCTATGGGCGAGGATCAGGACACGATTACCAGCTCGCACCTGATCCTCCGCCACTCCGGCAAAAACAATGGTCTTTCCGGTGCCGGTGGGCATGACGGCCAGCGTCCGTTTGTGGCCGGCTGCCCACTCGGCATTGATTGCTTCTTTTGCTTCTGTCTGATAAGGCCGCATTTGCAGCCCCGCCATCAGAACGCCCCCTGTCCGCCCATCTTCTGCTGCTCAGCCAGCGTGGGTTCTTCGGGCGGCAGGAAGTTCTTCACCTGGTTGCTTTCGCCGTCTGTACCATCTTTTTTTGTGTACCTGTGGACTTCCAGCTCGCACATTCCAGACGATCCTACGATCGCGTTCCACTTGGGAACCAGCGGGTCGCCATGCTTGCGCTGGCCAATGCTCTCGAAGAACGCGCACAGCAGGCCCTCGCATTTGGTATGCAGAAACAGATTGTGCGTGATTGATACGGCGCCGTGTTCTCCGCCATCAATAGTCAGCGTCAGTTCTGCCTTATTGCAAGGGGGCAGCTTGGCGCTGCCGGCGTGTCTGGCCCGCTCCATCTTGGTAACGGTGAATTTGTAGGTTCCGGCCGGAAGCAGGGCAAATCCGGCGCTGTCTTTCTGGATGACGTCATCCCAGCTCAGTTCACCTTCGCGGTTTGTAATATCAACAAATTCTTGCATTTTCTTTCCTCCTTAATTATCAGAACGGGATTTTGTCATTTTCTTTAATAAACTCCAGCCACTTGCCCCAGACAGCTACCATACGCTTTGTAAATTCATCGTCATAGTTGCTGACGGCCATATCGAAGGGATAACATCCTCTCTGGAACACGGCAGTCCGAAGCTGCTCGTCACTGACATTGCTGGCCACCATCAGTTGCCTGAGATCGTCCGGATATTTCAAATCCTTCAGTTCCTCGTTCAGTTCCTCGCTTGCTGCGGTTGCATCGGGCGTTTTCTCCTCCTTTTCCTGAATGACCGGCTGACAAGGTACGGTGATAGTTGTAGGGGCCGTTTTGGGTGTCTGTGCAGAATAGGCGGGAACCGCAATCCCGGCGGTAATGCACTGAGAGATACCGTCATATTCAAATGGCATTTCATCCGGAAGTCCAAAGCGGTTTTTGGCATCCCAGCACGGGTGATGGGTGGTGTACATCACGCGGCGTCCTCCCTGCGCCTTTCCTTTGGCCGCCTTTCCGTCTCCATCCTTTACGACGATGGTTTTGTAGTTGGCGAAAAGCAGCATATCGCACCATTCGCGGAGCAACGGCGCCACCTGCTTACTGGTTTTCATTGTCCAGCGATCATACTGCCCCATCTCGTCAGGCTGTTCAAACTTGGTAATCTGCGCATGTGCCAGAACCACCACATTGATTTCCATATTTACGACGTCTTGCAGCAGATCAAGCAGACGGCCGAATTCTTCCTTGGCGTAGGTGTATCCCTTTCCGTAGCCAAAATCTTCAATGCCATGTACTTTTGCCTTGTCGCAAACAGACTGGATGCACAGCCTTTCCGCCCAATCTGCTGTGTCTATCACAAGTGTTCCGCACAGTGTTTTCCGCTGACGGACGCTATCTACTTCGTCCATCAGCATTGCCCAGCTGGTGGGCTGCGGCAGGCGCATGACGTCAAGTCTCTTAGTACCGCCTTCCGCGTCGATAAATACCGGTACCGGGAATTTAGACGCAAATGTACTTTTCCCAATTCCCTCCGGGCCATAAATGACAACCTTGACCGCTGACTCCACAATGCCGGAAGTAACTGCGTAACTACCCATTAAAATGCCCCCTTCATAAAATCTCCGACCGGTGCGGGATCATCTCCGGTACTCTGACCGGCCACGCGCCCGTCTTCTATGACAATCTGGCACTCGCCTCCCGTGGATACTCTGGTGGCGATAGCCTGCAGTCCCTCGGATTCAAGCCATGCACCAAACTCCTGCAGCGTGGCTATGTCCATCTGTTCCAGCTTGTCCAGCAGAACAAATCCGCAGTCTGGATTGAGTTTTCTAACAATGGCCGTTGCCACGCGAAGCTGCTCCGATCCGGACATATCGCCCCACACATGGCCGTCATAAGTAAGTGCGCCATTTTCCACCCCCAGTCCCGGGAGCGGAAGGTCTGCACCATCCAGAAGCGCCGTGCGGGATTTTCGCATCTGCTCGATGTCACCGGTCAGCGAATTATACTGATTAGAATATTCGGTGGCCTCTGCCTCGGCGCGATCCTTGTCGGCGTTGGCGCGCACCTTTCGATTGATATCCTCGATGTTCTGGAGAGACGCCTCAAGCTCGGCGGTCGATTCATCCTGCAGAGTTTCTGCCGTTTTGAATGCGGTTTCCATATCGCCGTCAGCCTGAATGAGTTGCGCCGTCAGTCTATCAAGTTCTTCTCTCAAGAGATTCACCTTTTCAGCCAAAGCGTTTCTCTGCGCCTGCAGGCGGAAGGCGTTGTCCCGTTTGCGCTGATTTTCGCCGTTGCAGGCGAGGATGTCCTGCTGCTGCCGGATTAGTTCTGATGCGCTGACGAGCTCATTTGGTGCCTCCGGATAGGCGATCATCTCATCGGCGTAGTGCTTTTTCTGCTCGGCGATCTGGCCGATGGCGGTGCGCTTGTCGTAGGCCGCCTTGATGTCCCTGTCAATGACAGCCAACTGGTCTCCGACGCCGATAATCTTCAGCAACGTATCAGCTTTTTCACGGTCGCTGGCGTTCATGAAGCGCGGAAGGTCAATGGCCAACTGCTCCACGAACGTATTCAGCAGGTTTTGGCCGGCACGTTTCCCGGTGGTGTCCGTCACAGTCAGCGCCGCATTTTTCCCGCGACGTTCCACCACGATGCCGTTGGAAAGCTCTACCCGCATATGCGGGTCCGTGTTGGATTCGTCGCGCTTAGCACCGGTGGGGCGGTATTTGTCACCGCCCAGCGCCCACGCGATTGCGTCAAGCACAGATGTCTTTCCCTGATTGTTTCCTCCACCGAGGATTGTCAGCCCGTTTGCGGCCGGTGCGATCTGCACCGCCTTGACACGCTTGACGTTCTCCGCCTGAAACTCTGTAATTTTCACAGGCATTTTTCTGCGTCCTCCTTCACTTCATTGATGGCGGCGAGGAAATCCTCCACCGCGTATTTTTTGTCAATGTCGTCCGTCACCAGCAGCAGCATGGGCTTGAACGTTTTCCATGTACTCCTGATGACGCTTGCGCACGTCAAGGCGCCGTCTCGTGCGTTGCCGGTGGCAATGAGATCAAACTTTTGCGTGATGCCAGTTTTCTTCTTTGCCTCTTCCAGCGCCGCACGGAGCTCGGCTGTGGCAGCATCGGCTTTTTCCTTGGCCAGTCGCTCCACTTCGGCGTAGTCAACTTCCGTAGCCACTTCAATTGGCCGGTTCTCAAGCTCCTGCATTTTCGCCCGCAGGTCATCGTTGCTGCGCTTGATGTTGACCAGCAGCCCCCTGTTCGCCTCCAACTGCTTGTCCGTTTCCTGCTGCTTGCGCTCAGCGGCGCTGGCTTTGCCCCTTTCTGATTCGTAGCTATTCAGCAGGCTTTTGTTTTGATTTTCGAGCGTTTCTATTCGAAGCAAGGCGTCCTGATACTGCTTATTGGTGGTAATGTCGCCGGACTTGACGCCCTCCACCAGTTCAGCCGGTGCGCTGGGCTTGGCGGCCGCATACAGCAGCGAAGCCGGAGCCTGTTCTAAAACTTTTTGCTCGTTCGGCGTGGACTTGTCCAGCAAGTTGCTGACCTGCAAGAGTTGATAAGCCGTGCTTTTGCTGATTCCGACGCTGCGACACCATGCAATAAAAGTGTCCTCCGTGTATTGGTTCGAATGTGAGCTAGTCCGATTTTCGGACGAGCTCAATTCGTCGTGCGCCATGCCAACGGCATCCGCCACCTTGATCACGTAATCCCGGCGGGCGGTACGGATCATGTTTTCGGCGCTGTGCAATGTGGCCACGGTCTGATCAGTCAGGCCGGAATAATCAAATTCCGGGAGATCCGAACATACAGGTGCTGCAGGTGTTTCAGCAATGGCCTGATCGTCGTCATTCACGTTGAGCCGCGGGCAATCATCGTCCGAGCCCATGCAGCCAAGCCCAGCGTCTGCTTTGTCGCACTTCGCCTGACAGCAATCATCATCGTCGCAGTCTGGGCAGCGGCAGATATCGCAAGGACTGCTGTATTTTTTCAGATCGTACACACAGCAGACTGCATCAAATTCCCTGCAAGCATCTTCCAGTTCGGTATAAAAGCTGCTGTTATTTGGTACCCAAAACAACGATCCATTCTTTTTTACCTCGGTACGGTACAACTTGGCTCTCTCGTTGTGGTGGATGCGATACCGATCACCGGTCGATCCAATGTATTCCTCGTCCGGCGTGTATTCGGCATTGTTACTGTGGTTGGTGCCTTCTTTCTGGTCTGTATCTCCTATGCTTCGGCGGATCAGATCCAGCACCTTTTCCTTTTCCTCCTCCGGCGTCATATCCTTGCGGCTGCCGTCATCATTGAAAAACTGGTGGAATAGCGCAGCTTTGGCGGCCTCGCCAGCCTTGTTCTGCGCGCAGTTGACGGTCATGCGGTACCGGCCGGCGCTAACGTACTCGACGCCGCGGATGGTATCGGCATCGAAGTGCCCCTGGATCTCTTTGCCCGGATAGGTGGCCGCGATCCAGTCGCTGACGCGGGTCAAAAAGTCAAAATCAAGACTATGCACCGCGCAGGTAAGCCGGTTTTCGATGCTGCCAGAGAAGCGAGATGCGTAGTCGATGTCGCACTTCGGCATCCGGCATTCGTGGCCTTGGATTTCCCGATGATATGTATTTGTCTTGTCGTCCCACTGGAACGGGCCGTACGGAAGCAGGAACGGGCATCCGGTACATTCGGCGGTGTCCCGGTTCCCAGTGGTGTCGGCGTTCGTGCTTTTCCGCACCGTGCGGCCGCAGATGGTGTGGTAGAAAGTCATAGACTCCTCCTATCCGCGTGAAGCAGGAAGATATAAAGGCTAAAGAGCATATCGTTCGGAAGTGATTTAATTCGTTTTTCGATAAACTCCATCATTGTGTTGGTGTCCATATTCCCTCCTATTGACATTTTGACATTTGATTTTTTTGTGCGACAATGGAGGCACATCAATAGCCCCATCTCGCACCGCCCATCCGGATTTGGCCGTCCGGGTGGGCATTTTTTACGCCTCCACAATTTCTCCGTCAACCAATTTGTACCATGTATCAGCCTTAATAGTTTCACCGTCCACAATGACCGCTTTTACGCACGTCGGCTTGTACTGATTGTCAGCATGTCCCCACTCGGTAAGTACAATAACAGCGTTTTTACCGCCTTTTGCATTGCATCCATTTCTACCTATGATTAAGCTGCGGTCTCCGCCTGCGAGATTGCTGTTGTCTCCGCCTGCGAGATTGCTGCGGTAGCCGCCTGCGAGATTGCTGTTGTCTCCGCCTGCGAGA